TCTAGGAATCAGTGGAACATTCAACTTCATGTTTGTCTTCCAAGCGGAGCACAACATCCTTATGCACCCCTTTCATATGCTCGGAGTTGCGGGTGTGTTTGGCGGTGCTTTGTTTGCTGCTATGCACGGAAGCCTTGTTACTTCCTCAATCCTTCGGGAGACCACGGAAGATATCTCACAGAACTATGGCTACAAGTTTGGTCAGGACGAGGAAACTTATAACATCGTAGCAGCCCATGGCTACTTCGGTAGACTTATTTTCCAATATGCCTCTTTTAATAATTCTCGTAGCTTACATTTCTTTTTGGCTACTTGGCCCGTGGTTGGCATATGGCTCACCTCAATGGGCATCTGCACCATGGCTTTCAACCTTAATGGCTTTAACTTTAACCAGTCCGTCGTTGATGTTAACGGCAAGATCATACCAACATGGGCTGATGTATTAAACAGAGCCAACCTTGGCTTTGAAGTTATGCACGAGCGTAACGCACACAACTTTCCACTTGACTTAGCATCAACTGAGTCAACAAACGTAGCCCTTACAGCACCAGCTATAGGGTAAGTCCACGTCCGTTCATCCCTTACGGGACGCATGACTCCTAAGCATGGAACGGGGCTTAGGTATATGGAGATGACACAATGAAAGTTACTTTCGTATATCGTGGCGTTGCTTACACAAAATTTGTGAAGTAATAACAGCACGGGGAGCACCTCAGAGTCGGACTCCCCTGCCCTTGGCAAAAGCCCGGTAAGCCGGACACCTTATGCCGTCTAGACGGTGGGATAGACCACAAACAAATCTCGAGAAAAATTAGATCTAAGCAATATCAATCCTTATAATCCATATCAATGGCACAACAGAATAGCACATTGACCACGAGTCTAACACGTCCGGGTCAATCGAATAGTGCAGGCGACGCCAGAGCACTATATTTAAAGTTGTTCTCCGGGGAAATGTTCAAAGGCTTTCAGCGTAACACAATCGCTAGAGACCTTGTAATGAAAAGAACTCTTCAAAACGGTAAGAGTCTTCAGTTCATTTTCACCGGTAGAACCACAGCCGAGTACCATACACCCGGCAACAGCATACTAGGTAACGGTGACGGTGCGCCTCCAGTAGCTGAAAAGACAATTACATGCGACGACCTATTAATCAGTTCAGCATTTGTCTATGAGCTAGACGAAACACTAGCACACTACGATCTAAGAGGAGAGATCTCTAAGAAAATCGGCTACGCATTAGCAGAGAAGTATGACAGAAAGATCTTCAGATCAATCACCAAGGCAGCTAGACAAGCTAGTCCTATCACTAAGACTAACTTCGTTGAGCCCGGTGGAACACAGATCCGTGTAGGTACAACTACAAACGCATCTGACGCTTATAGCTCTTCAGCTCTAGTAAACGCTTTCTACGATGCAGCTGCTGCATTAGACGAGAAAGGAGTTTCTGGCGACGGAAGAGTTGCTGTGTTGAACCCAAGACAATACTACGAACTAATACAAGCTGTTGGTTCTAACGGTCTTATCAACAGAGACGAGCAAGGTGACGCATTACAGTCAGGTAATGGCATCATCGAAATTGCTGGAATCAAAATCTTCAAGTCAATGAACATTCCGTTCTTTGGTAGATTTGGTACTAAGTACGGTACAGGTTCTGCAACAAACCCCGGAGTAACAGATCCCGGAAACACAGGCAGCTTCACAGAAGTTGTTATGGAAGACGAGACAGCTGGTACATCAGCTACTAAGACTGTTAACTCTTACGGTAATGGTAACTCTGACTTCGAGAACTCATGTGGACTTATCTTCCAGAAGGAAGCCGCTGGTGTTGTTGAAGCAATCGGACCACAAGTACAGGTAACATCTGGAGATATTTCAGTTGTATACCAAGGTGACGTAATCTTAGGTCGCCTAGCAATGGGAGCTGACGCACTTAACCCTGCTGCTGCTATCGAATTATTCGCTGGTACAGCAACTAAGCCTTCTGCTTTCTCTTAATTTATTTTTTATACGGGGACTTCGTGTCCCCCTTTTTTATTATGGCTTCCACAACTATTGACCTCGATACCGAACTATCCGCAGTTAACTCTATACTGGGAGCTATAGGTCAAGCACCAGTAACTTCTTTGGTCTTTGATAATCCAGAGATTTCATTTATATTTAATCTACTCCGTGATGCTAACGTAGACACGCAAGCAGAGGGGTGGCACTTTAACACAGAACGACACGTAAAATATACACCTGACTCAGTTACAGGTAAGATAGCTATAGCCAATGACGTGCTACAGCTTGATGTATCTGAAGGCTGGTCACGTAGAACATATGATGTTGTTAAACGAAGTGGTTATCTTTATGATAAGATAGATCACACAGATGACTTTTCTACAATAGATAGCATCGACTTAGATGTAGTTAAGATGTATAACTACGAAGATCTACCTACTGTATTTAAAAGATACATCACATACAGAGCATCCAGACAGGCAGCTACACAGCTAGTTGCAAATCCTAACTTAGTTAAATTAATTACACAACAAGAGTCTCTAGCACGAGCTGCTATTATGGAGTACGAATGTAATCAAGGTAATCATAGCATGTTTGGATTCCCAGAAAATACTGCATATCAAACTTATCAACCTTGGAAAAATCTTAGACGCTAATGGCTAGTATTACACAAACCATCCCTAATTATGTGGGAGGTATATCGGAACAGCCCGATCAATTAAAATTTCCCGGACAAGTAAAAGATGTTGTCAACGCTATACCAGACGTGACACGTGGTTTATACAAGAGACCGGGTAGTAAAAGAATAGGCAGCAGTCCCTTATCCTCAGTGCAGTCAGGTGGTTCGTGGTTTCACTACCATAGAGATGAAGATGAAGGATCATACATAGGACAGGTAGCAGCTGATGGACAGGTCAGAGTGTGGCGTTGTAGTGACGGTACACTTATGACTACAGCCTACGGCACAGGAGGACAAACTGCAATACAAAATTATCTTGCAACAAGTGAACCAGAAAATCTACAATTCCTTACTATCAACGACACTACCTTTGTTAGTAGTCGTGACAGTACTAATGCTGACACGCTGGTAGGTACAACAGGAAGTGCACAAGCTTATCCTGATGCACACTTTGCGTTTATAGAATTAACTCGAACAGAAAACGGTAGACAGTACGCACTCAATGCTTACGACAATAGCTCTACTACTACCATAAACAGAGCTACACGTGTTAAAATTATAAGTGATACACTTGATGAAACTCAAGGTACAGGACAGTGTCGTGGTATTGGTGTACAAGTTTTTTCTGTTGATAGTGGTAGCAAAAAGAACTTAATATTTAAACTTAACACTCTAGGTCAACAGGGTCAGATACAAAGTGGTAACGATGTAGAAGACTTTGCCTGCTCCTACAGTAGACAAATAACCTTACTTCATGGTGGTGAAGGTTGGACCACAGGAGATCAGGTAACTGTAACTATGGACCAAGCAAAAGGTCGTACAGTAACTGGTAGTATTGCTAACAATGCCTCAACAAAAGGTGAGTCACCAGCTACATATACAATCGAAGTTACAGATCATGAAGCTATAGCTGTCAAAGCTAACATCAAAGCTATACGCCCTGCACCTACACCATTTGATGCTGATACAGCTGTAACAGTTGACACCATTCTTGGCGGATTACAAGCTGAGTTTAGTGGTACAGGTATTACAGCTACAGTTATAGGTAATGGTTTATATCTTACAAAATCTAGTGCATTTAACATAGAAATCGTAGAGGATGATCTCATGCGTAACATGGGATCGAGTGTAAATGATGTAACTTTACTACCTAAACAGTGTAAACATGGGTATATAGTAAAGGTAGCTAATGCTCGTATGTCAGATGAAGACGATTACTACCTACGATTTGAAGGAGAAAACAATGTAGATGGTACAGGATCTTGGACAGAGTGTGCTAAACCGGGTATAGTAACAAGTTTTACAAATATGCCACTTGTTATACAACGTACAGCTACAACTACATTTACTGTAAAGCAGTTTACTTATGCTGATAGAGCAGTAGGAGATAACGAAACTAACCCTATACCATCATTTGTAGGTAAACGTATTAATAAAGTACTGTTTTTCCGTAACAGATTAGCCTTTTTAGCAGGCGAAAACGTGGTATTATGTAGACCGGGGACTGTTGGTGTGCCTAATTTTTGGTCAGAAACAGCTCTAGTTGTTAGTGCAAACGACCCTATAGACATAGCATGCTCATCTACATTCCCATCTGAACTGTTTGACGGCATAGATATTAACACAGGGTTAGTCGTATTTAGTACAAACCAACAGTTTTTGTTATCATCTGATGACACAGTGCTAAACCCAGATACAGCAAAACTACGTAGTATAGCTACATTTAACTATAACAAAACTGTACCGCCTATATCTTTAGGTGTTACAATAGCTTATCTAGATAACTCAGGTAAATTTAGTCGATTTAACGAAATGGCTAACGTTGCACGAGAAGGTGAGCCGAATGTCGTAGATCAAAGTAAAGTTATACCTACTACAATATCAAAAGACGTAGACTTATTAACTAACTCTAGAGAGAATCAGATAGTTGCTATAGGTAAAACTGGATCTGATACTGTAATAGGATTTAGATATCTTAATATAGGTGATAAACGTCAACAATCTGCATGGTTTAAATGGAAGTTTAACAATCCATTAATATATCATTTTATTATTAATGATGAGTATTTCTTTTTAGACTCTGATAATTTTTTACAGAGTATGCCTTTAGTGCAACAAGAGTCTGACCCTTCAACAATTATAGATAATGTAAACTTTTTACTTCATGTAGATAATCATACTACTGTGAGTGGTGGCAACTTTGACTCAGCTACAAATCTAACTACATTTAGTGGTGTCAGCTGGATACCAAGTGTAACCAGTCCTAACTATGATCTAGTTGTAATTGATGAAGGTGGTACACCAGCTCCTACTGATGATCAAGGCAGATATGCTAAGTGTACCGTATCAGGTACAAGTTTTACTGTACCCGGAAACTGGCAAGGAGTAACTCTTACAATAGGTTACATATATGAATACAGTGTTAAGTTTCCAAGATTATATTATACCAAAACAGAAGGTCAACGCTTTTTATCTGACGTAAACTCTTCACTTGTAATACATAGAGTTAAGTTTCATTTTGGCAAGATAGGTCTATATGAAACCACGCTTGAACGTGTAGGTAAGACGGATTACACAGAGGTCTATGAGTCAACTATTATGGATAGTTATGACGCATCTAGATCACCTTATCTAGACGAGTACATACAAACCGTGCCTGTATATGAACAAAATACAAACGTAGATATAACACTTAAATCTAACCATCCCGCTCCATCTACGTTACGAGCTATGTCATGGGAAGGTTACTATTCACCTAGATACTATAGACGTGCCTAATTACATACACCCAATAACAGAAGAGGCTGCCAAAGAGGTGGCCTCTAACCTACGTCCAGATGACCTCAGAGAGGTGACAGAAGGGCATGGGTTAGATCCATCCATACTCCTACCTAAAGTGGCTCAGGAGGGCTCTGCTGTGTATTTCACAGTACCAGACGGCGAGACCGCCGGACTAGCAGGAGTCGGGGATGAAGGTGAAATCTGGATGTTATGCACTCCAGCTATTCATCGTTATCCAATTACATTTGCGAGAGAAGCCAAGCGGTATGTCGATAGCCGTGATGAACCTCTCTTGTGGAACATCGTAGACTGTAGAAATACAGTACATTTAAAACTACTAAAGTTTTTAGGTTTCAAGTTTTTACGTAAGTTTAAATATGGACCAAATAATTTACATTTTATAGAATTTTGCCGTGTGTGCTCCAGATCCTAATGCTGGTAGACGTGAAGCTGCTCGCCAGAAAAACAACGAGCGGATAAACAAATACTATGCAGACTCCATTAAACAATGGAACAGAGAAACAGACTATAAACAAAACGTAACAACGATCAAAGGTATAGGTGCATCACGTACCCGTAGTGACTTTGATATGTTTGCCTTACAGCAGCAAGGTACAGGTTTATTAGCTAAACAAGAAGCTGCTAAAAAATATTACGTTAGCAAAAGTGTAGACGAAGGTGGCAGATCTAATAGATTTGGTAAGAATAAAATGGCTGATTATCTAAACAAGATAGCTGCTGTAGATCGTCAAGAATACGCACTTGCTACTGTAGGAGAAGCTACCGCTGAAACAGGTAGAGAAAGAAGACAGCAAGCTATGATAGATAAACAGAATCAAGCTCTTGGTGGAGATCCACAATTTGGTATGCCAACTATGGACCCCGGTAGAGATGCAGCTGGTCAGATGATGAACTCTATTAGTTTTGGTCTTAACGTAATTTCTGGTATCGCTGCTATAAGTGATAAAAGAGTAAAAGATAACATAGATCGTGTAGGTACATCACCTCAAGGCTATGGTATTTACGAATGGAATTATCGAGGAGAATCTCCTGATGAAAGATATAGAGGAGTTATAGCTCAGGACGTTGTTAAACAGAATCCTATGGCTGTTACTATTCTAGACAACGGGCTACTCGGTGTTTACTATGATAAAATTGATGTTGAGTTGGAGGCTGCTTAATGGCTACATTACCTAATAATCCACTGTTTAATCTTTCAGATACTAATTATCTTGGTGTAGGCTTCGGTGCTTCTGACTCTATGGGTCGGGACATCGACAAGCTTACTAACAGTAATGCTGAAATGTTTCAGATGTATGGTCAGCAAGCTATTGCTATGGCTAATCAACGATCTTCTAACTTTCAAAAGTTTGGTAATTTATTTAAAGAAGCTGCGAC